AAACGCCGCATGGGTCTTGGTGTTACAGGTGTAGCCAATGCTATTGAGGCATTAGGGTTTGAGTATGGCAGTGATCGTTTCCTACAAACACTAGAAGAAATTATGGGAGTGATTAGAGATGTTGCGTATACTACGTCAGTTGAACTTGCTATTGAAAAAGGTCCGTTTCCTCTCTTTAGTCAAGCATACCTTGGTTCTGATTTTGCTAAGTCTTTGCCTGATAATATTCGTGATCTCATCAGCACTTACGGTATTCGCAACAGTCATCTTCTTTCGGTTGCTCCAACAGGAACTATCAGCTTGTCAGCCGACAACGTATCCTCTGGAATTGAACCCGTCTTCTCACATTACTACGATAGAACTATCCAAACCTTTGATGGACCCAAGGTTGAACGAGTAGAAGACTACGGCTATCGTGTGTTTGGTGTGAAAGGTAAGACTGCTGATGAACTGTCTGTGTTTGATCATGTCAAGGTGTTGAATGTAGCATCACGTTACGTTGACTCAGCATGTTCAAAGACATGTAACACAGGTGACGATGTAACATGGGAAGAGTTCAAACAGGTGTACATGGATGCATACGATGGCGGTGCATCAGGATGTACAACATTCCGTGCGGCAGGTAAACGTTACGGTATCCTGAATGCATCTAGCTCTGAGGACATTGTAGAGGAGCCACAGGTAGAGGAAACACAAGACTATGTAGATGAAGGTGGTGCTTGTTACTTTGATCCTGCTACTGGCTTACGTCAGTGTGAGTAGAAACCGTAAGCAGCTAGGTACTATTCCATCACCCTGCGTAAAGGTCTGTCGTATAGATAACGATGGCTTTTGCGTGGGGTGCAAAAGAACTATTGACGAGATACGTGATTGGTGTATAATGTCAGAGTACGAACAACAAAAACTTTTATTTGAACTAATGTGGAGGGCCGACAATGGGAACACGTAAACAATTTAGCCGTGCACTATACGAAGCATATGATGCACCTGCAAAAGAAAAACTTGCAGAGTATCTAACGGGTGCAGGGCATGAGATAACAGACATGAAGGAGAATTACAATGTGGATATTGTATCAACGAAAAAAGATTATACATACTTTAATGAAGCTGAAGTAAAACTTGCATGGAAAGGTGATTGGCCTACCGATTGGAAGGACATTCGTATACCTGAACGTAAAGGAAGATTGCTTGAAAAATATGAGGGGGAGAATGGAGTGCTTAACTTCTACATCTTCCGTAAAGATATGAAGCAAGCTTGGCGTATCAAGGATACAAGCCTGACGAAGGATCGTCTACGTGAGGCATATGGACGTAACATCTTAAAGGGTGAACTGTTTTATCACATACCATACACTGAAGCAGAACTAATTAACGTAGCATAAGGAGAATGCATATGAACAAACAACTAACTCGCAAACAACGTGGCCTTGGCAAATATGATGCACCGTTAAAATTTCAACACGAGAAAGGCTACAAGGATTTTCGGCAGGGGCGTGTCGTTAATCCATTCCCTGATGATACAATGCAGCACAGGGAGTGGGAACGTGGGTTTAACAAAGCCTACTTTGAGCAGTTAAAACGGGTGAAGGAGTATGAACAAGCTACAGGACGAGGCTAGAGCATTTATGGAAAGTAAATACGAGAACCTAAACTTCAAGTCATATCAAGATATGGCATCGGAGACTGCGATATATAAACATGAACATCAGGTAATCTATCCTGCACTAGGTCTGGCGGCAGAGGCAGGTGAGGTTGCTAACAAAGTCAAAAAGATTTTACGTGATGGGAAGTTTGATCGTGAAGCAATTGCAGACGAGGTGGGAGATTGTCTGTGGTACATTGCTGCACTATGTCGTGATCTAAATGTAGACATGACGGAGCTTGCGAAGAATAACTTACGTAAGCTACATGACCGCAAGGTAAGGGGTGTCCTCTCTGGGAGTGGAGACAAGCGGTAAAAAAAAATTAGGGGGCTGTAATGGCCCCCTTTGTTTTATCTATCTTGACATCAATCCACTTCTACCACTACTGGTATATGTTTTCTGTATTGTCTTTGACCGTTTAATAAGTTCCCTCAATACTTCTGGGCTTGTTAAATCTGGATCATCTGCATTTTCATTCTTAGGATCATTCATATATTCTATTACAGCTATACGTCTGTAGTCTTTTGGTATGCTGTTATACTCTGACAACGCCCTAGAGAATGGATCGGCAAGAGCCTCTGTACCTTTTTCTCTTAGTCCAGACTTAAACTCACTAAGCTTGCGTTCTAAGATTGGTTTTATCTGAAGCTTGACATATGCATCTTCACTATACTTTTCTTTTACTTCAGGTCTTAGTGCTTCATAGTTCTTTCTGAACACTCTATCCTCTAGTGCAAGCATAGCATCGTGTAACATAGGCACGAACTTAGCAATCTCTTCATTCTCACGTGCAGCAACTGCATCAATGTCAGAGTTACTACCTACCTTCCACTTAGGTGTACCGTGCGCTATGAAGTACTCACCAGTGTCGGAGTCACGTGGACTTAGGTTGATACCTAATGTAACCTTCCATGCAGCATCTGGACGTTCTACGTCCTCTGGGAACACAGTTACCTTTTCATCCATCTTTCTTTCAGCTTCAGCATCACGGAAACGTCTGTTGTAACTATCCATCAAACCACGTTTAACAGCATCAACTGCATCTTTAGGTGCAGGTTTTAGGTCTTGCTTGTACGTATTCTCACGTCCAAATGTTAGCTCTTGTCCACCTACATCCACATCTACAGGACCATACATTCTTTGTGCATCAATGAACTGTCCAAAGCCTGTTAGATAAGATGTAAAGTAATTACCTACAGCTTTACCCGCCGCCTCTGCAGCAGCCTGACTACCAGAAATGTCCATGCCATCTGCTAGTGACGCAATCTCTTCAATAATAAGATTACCTGTACCCGTTCTGAACGTAGTACCTATGAAAGTTTCTGCAAACTCTTTACCATCCCACCACAGCGATCCAAATGTACCTTCTTTAAGGTGCTTTAGAGATTCACCAATGTACAAGATTTGTCGCATTGGAAACATAGGAGATGTGTCTACTGCATTTTCACCTGCACCAAACATCTTATAATCTTCAGGTGCATTTTCACTGGTTCTGTACTGATAGGCAGCACCGATAGCAGCAAGTCCAACCAAGTTACGTTGAATACCAAGCCTATCTTTTGGAGACATCTTGGTTAATTCTTTCTTACTTGGATTAACTATGTCCATGACCTTTTTAGTCAGGGGGATAGCACCACCTGCAGCATACTGCGCCATGATTTCCATACTGTTGAACATAAATCTAGGGAACTCTACCACGGTAGTTAGTGGTATACCAAAGACTCTACGTCCAGTGATCATGTTAGTTAAGTCTTGGAAGAATTTATTGTCAGGTTGTTTTGCGTAGGTAACAGACAAAGCAGACTCAACAGCGTCATTGACTAGTGCAACAAAAGAACGTGCCTTATCAGGGCGTACTGTGCTTGCATCGTTAAGTAGGTCAGGCAGTTTACCTTCAATCATAGTATCAATCAGGTCAATACCATATTCGTTTTTAGTAAGCCTACGTAGCTCACCAAGAAATGCACCACGACGAACCAAGTGTTCTTGCCATTGGTTAGTAGTGTTCATCATTTCAACAACGTCTTCTAGTGGGTTAAGAAGTTTATCGTTTAATCCACCTTCGCCACGTCCAGTAGCCTTCCTGATTTCGTTCAGGTTATCATACATACGTTTTGATTGTGTTTGAAACTGAGGGTTGTCTAGTATAAGATCAGAGAAACCTTTGGCTACATCAGGGCGAGAGAACACATATTTGTGTGAAGAGAACGCATCTTTCCACAGGTCTTTGTTTACTACAGCTTTAGCTGCGCCTACAAATCCACCTTTACCGTCTATTACACCGCCTGTTATAGGCTTACCAAACTCAACTAGGACTGTATCTATCATGTTGCCAAGCGAATCCATAGGAAGACGCAGTGCGGCACTTTCAAAGTTACGCATGGCTGTAGCAATCTGGCTAACCATTGCACCACGACGAACATTCTCAAGGCGTTGACCTGCCTGTGACATGCGATCCTGTACTTCCTGAAGCTTACGTGTTTGTATATCATTTACTTCACCAATAGGACGTACACGTTTAATCTGACTTGCTATGTTAAGAAGCTTACCTGCGTCACTGAAAGAACCAATACTTGCAGACACGTATTCTTCAAATGACAGACCGTATTTATTTAGAACAGTAATCAGTTCCTCTGTACCTACAAGTTCTTTCTGTAGGGTAAGGTCTAGTAGTGTTTCTATGACACCTTTGTCTTTGTTTTTAAATACTGTACTGTTAGGGTATCTTTCCTTGAAGTCAGCAACAACCGCAACAAGTGCCTTTGCCTTATCAGGGTTTAGTACAGGAGAGATCAAGCCCTCTTCAGCACCAACAAGCATTGCCATCTGATCTGCAACGACAATTTCCCTTCCATCATCGTCTACTTGAACGTCAAACAAATCTCGTCTAGTACTTTCACTAGCTTTACGTGCTAGGTCATAGTCTACTTCTAGTGAACCATCTTCTTTTTGTATGGATATAAGTTTATTTTCGTCAATGATAGTGCCATTTGCATCACGAGCACCTGTGTTTATCTCGTGCTCAATGATAAGCTTATCCATTAACTCTTTGTTCTTACCCGCCATTGCATCGGCAGCAATACGTGCATCTTCTTTAGACTGTAATGTGGCAAGCATAGCACCGCCATAGTTATTACGTCTAGCAACCTCAAGTTCTTTGTCTAGCTTAATAGCCCTTTGATAATCTTTTACCCACGTAGGTTTAACTTTTGTAAGACCACCGATAAATGCGTTGGTTTCCATGAACTCCATGAATGCACCAGTTTTATCTGCAACATCCTCTGCCATTTCTTCAGGCGTGTCACCTACGTCAAACTTACCACCAAACGACAGGACATTTTTGACTGTTTCAAAGCCTATGCCTTTTTGTTCGGCTATCTCTAGTGCTTCTTGTATTGTATCTGTGTATGCATCAGTAGTAAGCTGTACACCTGTTCCCAAAGCTTGTAGTATATTAAAGCCTTTAAAACCTGTAAGGTCTAAGTAGTCTTTTATTAGTTGATCTTCTGCTTTTTTGGGGTTTAATCCTTCTTCAATGGCAGGTTTGACATACTCTTCATAGTACATGCGTTCAGCTTCAGTCTGAATTGCATTCTTCTGATCTATGTATTCTAATAATTCATCGGCACGTAACTTACTTAGGTCTTCCTTTGATCTAGTCATAAAGTCAACAGGAAGTTTTTTGTCTTGAAGTATTTGTTCTATATAACCAAGCTCTTTAATGTCAGATTGCATCTGTTTATTTGATGAATCTATATCTCTTAGTGTAGTTTTAGTACGAGAAAAGTTTTCTTCAGTCTGCTCTTCTACACTTTGTACGAATGGTTTTACTGCCACACCGTTATATGTATCACTAACGGGTAACATACGTTTATTATAGTACTCTGCATATACGGGATTATCTTCAGGTGCCACAACTAAAGGCTCACCTGACGTGTCAACTACTTTATTTTCGTCCTCTACTACTTTATTACTTGCATTCTCTGCAGGATCGTAGTCTTTTACTGCATTTTTTAGCATGTCACTTATAGAACTGCTTTGCTTTTGTGACTGTTCTGGTGACATAACAGGTTGTTGAGGTTGAACTTGTTGTGGTTCATCCTCTTCTTCGCCTGTCTGATAGCCTTTTACAGCTTTACTTAACAGTTCTTCAATAGTGGCCATAAATTTTAACCTACTTTAGCAACAAATATTGGCATTTCTGGTACGTTTATATATACGCCAAGGATAGGGATAGACACACCCGTAGCTTCATCAGTTTGGTATGTGGTAAATACTGTACCTGTTTTAACATTATCAAAAGCACCCGCACTTGCGGCATTAGGAATTTCTAGTGGTGTAGTTTCTGCCGCACTTCTTGTAGCATAATTACGTAATTCATTTTCTACCATAGCTTTTTCAGAAGTTATTCGGTTAGTAATATAAGGATCACCAATATCCTGTGCAAATTGCCAACTACTAGAAGCATTCATAACACCCTGATAAAGTGCAGCTAAACCTTCACCTACTCTACCTTCAAACTGTTGTATAAGTTCTTCATTAAAGTCTACCTTAAAACCTTTAAGCTGTAGAGCTTGACCTTTAGTTTTTACAAGAGAGTTTTCAAACGCAGTTGCATCAGACACTTTTGTTATGCCCTGAAAACCATTGCCGCTACTTTCAACCTTTTCTGCAACTGCTCTTTTGTTAATCTTAGTAAGCAATTCAGTTTCTTGTTTTTGTAAAGCGTCTAACTCTTTCTGTTGTTCCTCAGTAAGTGTACCTACAGACAACAATTTCATCTGACTTACAGCATTGGCGTTAAGCATAGTGTCAATGTCAGGCATAGTGGATTCACCGTACAATGTTTTAATTGCGGCATTATCCCATTGAATGCCTATTGGACCAACGGGTTTATCTGTGGCAGTGTTTAGTGTCTCACCTGTTTTTTCTAGTGATCCAGTTTGTGTAAACAAACTGTTTACATTAACACCTTTTACAAAGGCTTGCTCACCTACAGACAGAGCTTGGTTATATGCACCCTCACCCATCTGTACAATTTGAGCAGCACTTTCTGGTGTGTATCCTTGAAAAGTTAATGCACCTATTCGTTCTTTAGCAGCATTTTCATCTGCCCTACGTTGATTGGCTGCAGCTACACGAGCTTTACGGACACGTTCTTTTTCATCTTGTTCTTCTTTATACAACTGTGCTTCTTTAGTCTTGATCATTTCAACCAAGTTATCAGATGCGCCACCGATAAATGCTCCAAAGTTAAATGCCATTACTGCCTCCGTGCCATTAGACCTGTAGCTTCAGGCTCTTCTGTTTCCATCATAGGTTCTTCAGTTGGTTCTTCTGGTGTTTGCTCTTCAGCAATACCACCAGTTTCTTCCATACGTTTCTTTACATCACGCATTGCTTTAGCAATTGTTGAGTCACGGAATTTACCTTGCTCAGGTTCTTCCATCTCTGTACCAATCACATAGTCAACACCTTCTTCATCACCAACGTAAGATAACATTTCAATCAGCACTGGCATGATAAGGATACCCACATCAATACTGTGCTTACCTTGCATGACACCACCAGACTGTAAAGAGTTTGCGATTGTGGTAAGGGGAATACCAAGTTCCATTACCTCTACCATCTGATCACGAAACTGTGGCTCAAGAATACGTGGAGCATAAAAGTCCATAGCTTCTTCCACTGTATTGTACTGGGGTGGGTGTTGCCAAGGACGTGCACCCAGTTCAGCAGTTAAGCTTTGTCCAGGGATAGGAGCATTAAAACTCTTACGATAATTCTGTGCCATTATAATTTATTCCTATACTCACGAATTTGTTGCATTGCATCAAGCACCATGTCATATGGTTGTTTATCTTTAGGGGCATCTTGCTTAGGCTTACGTGTCATATCACGTGCAAGTAAACCACCAGTTTTCTGTGGTTCCATTGTTGGCTTGCTACGTTTACTTAAATCACGTACAGCCTTTGCATAACCTTTTGCTGCAGCAGTATATAAATTCATAATACTATTCCTTTAAAATCCTAAAAGACTTCCACCAAACGTTTTGCCAAGTGTAGACATATCAGTAAACAGTACGCTACTTACAAGCTTACCAAACGAAGCAGAAGAGTTTGCATCAATCATCATTTTACGTTCTTCAAGTGACAATTGTTCTTGTGCAAGTTCATTCAAGCGATCTTGTTGGTTCTCTGCACTTGTCCATGCCCATTCCATCTGATCACCGTATAACTGCCACATGTTATTGTAAGCAGTGTTAGAGATGTCCAGTGTATTGATAGCATTCAATTCGTTTGCACGGTTAATAGCAGCAGTATCTGCTGTAGCAATCTCTCTACGCCACTGAGCATTTGACTGATCAACTACCAACTGGTTCTGTGCATTGAACTGTTCACGTTGGTTCTTCATCTCAGCATTAAACTGGTTAGCTGCATTAACTTGACCTGCATTAAAACGTTCTTGTGCATTCTGTTGTTCTGAATTGAACATGTTAATGGTTGAGTTCAAGTTGTCGTAGAACTGATTAGCTTGGTTCTCTGATTGTGCATTAAACTGACGTGAAGCATTTACAGCAGCTTGGTCAGTCAACATAGAGTTAATAACCTGTTGTGACTTAAACAGTTCTGTTTGTTGTTCGTTGGACAAGTTAGCCATGTCTAGCTGTAAGAAGTTTTGAGCATTCTGTACTGCAGTCTGTTGACGGTTGTTCAGGTTACCCATGTCTAGGTTAGCTAGTGCAGATGCCTCTGCAAGAACCATAGCTTGACGGTTAGACAAGTTCTCTAAGTTCATTGTTTGTACTGAACGAGCATTCTCTAACTGAATCTGTTGGTCAGCAGTAAAGTTCATATTAGCAATGTCACTAATTGTACTTGCTTTTAATACACGAGTTTGGAAGTCTTGATCAAACTCTTGACCCAAGAACTTAGCACGTTGTTCTGCCGCAAGCATAGCACGTGCTTGACGATTTGACAAGTTCTGTGCTTCAAATTGTGCTTGTGTAGCTGCATCAGCTTGTGCAATTGGTAGTGCACTTTCCATAGCTGCTTGCATAATGGCTTGTCCTGCCATTGACGAAGCACTAAGACCACGAGCAGCCATCTGTTGGTTAGCTAGACGTACAGCCCCTGCAGCCCACGGGGGTGGTGCAGTACCCTCAAACTGTTCCATCAAGCCTACAAGCTGACCTTGTACTGTGGCTTTCTCTGAAGGTGTAGCAGTTGCTGCATCAATCTGTTCAGTAAACTTAGCTGCTTTAGTTGCATCTGCAGAAGCACCAGATACTATCTCGCCGTCTTGTATCTCACGTTGTACTTCATTCTCCATGAGAGTTGCAGTACCTTGTGCAGCATTCAGATCACCTACCATACTTGCTGTAGCCATAGCTGCAGACACTTTAGCACGAGCATCGTCTTCATTGGTCTGTGCTGCGTTTAGTGCCTGTGTCTGTGCAGCCACTTGATCTGCTTGTACGTCTGCTTCATACTTAGCTGTATCAGGCTGATCTACATTTGCAGATAAATATGTATTAGCTAGTGCAACTTCACTTACACCAAACTCACCAGACACCTGACCACTACCTTGAGGAATAAACTGACCTGCTTCTTGTTTAATCATAGTAGGATCAACACGAGCACCTTCAGGCAACGTAGGATCAGTTGCACGTTCAGTCATTACATCTTTAATTGTTTTCTGTGTGGATTGATAGAGTGGCTGAAGCTGTTGCAGACGTGAATATGTGTCTGACACTTCTTTGCCCTTAGCTTCTACAAGTTCTTTTAGGTATGGATCATTAGGATTGGCTGCAGCTTGTTGTTGCAGACGTTGTAGTTCTAAGTTTTGTTGTGTGTAGTTTGACTGTGCATTGGTATACTCTTGTTCAATGTTTTGAATATCACCAGTTACACCACCAGTTACACTACTAGATAAATAGTTACGGTAAGCATCTTGTTGTGCTTTATTTTGTGTATATTCTTCACTACCCTTAAAGTTATTAATGTAAGTAGGAATAATGTTAGCGGCATCGTTTTCTACACTAGAACGATTTTTTGCAGTATTCTTAATAGTTGTTCCATCTGCATACGTAATAGTCCAGTTACGTGGTCCACCTGAAATAGTATACTTATTAGGATCGGCAGGAAGTTTACCAGACTTAAACATATCTTTAAGTTGAGGACCAAAATGACTAGGTACATTAGCAGTGTATTTTTTAATTACATCTTCACCTAATGGTTCAGGCATAGTAACTGGTGCAGGACCACCATCACTAGGACCAGTACCTATCTGTACACCCTGCTGTTGAGCATACTGTTGTGCTTGCTGCATTGTGTCAAGGTTAGTCTTTACAGCTTTACCTGTTTGATCAAGTACCTGAAAACCTGTGTCTGTCTTTTGTGTAGTGTACAGAGGTTGTTGTGTTGACACTTGTGGTGTAGTTACATTTGGACCAAGCTGCATAGTCTGAGGTTGTGGTTGTTGCACTTGATCTTCAGGTTTTTGTTGTTGATTAATAGTTGGAAAACCGCCTACCTGAAACTTTTGTACTGCACCACCACGTGCCATAGTCATAGCTGCTTGTTTAAACTGATCCATCTGTGCTTGTTTGTCAGGATTTTGATTAAGGTATTCTTGAAAGCCAGACATGTCACCAGTATAACCCAGTGTACCTGCAATTCGTTGCATGGCATTTGGTTTAAAACCACCGAATGTAGGATTTTTAATTTGATTAATCATATCTATGCCTTACTATTTTAATGTCATCCAGACTGCACCTGCTATAAAAGTCAGTACGCCTACTGTTGCTATTTTTACAATGGTATTCCATATACCTTTACGAGTATCACGCCATGCTTCTAGTAAGCTACGCATCTCAGTTATATCTTTGTGTGCGTCATCATCTAGCAGTCCAATAGAACGTAAAGCTTCCTTTGCCCCACGTCTTGCTGCACGATCTAGCATAGCTTCTAGTTCATCAGATGTTAGCTTAATGTCCGACATGGCCTAACTCTTATGGTTTAGTAGGCCAATCGGCAGCTTCTAGGTGAGGCCAGTTAGCATGGGTAGTGATGTCACGTAGTGCTTGACGGTAAGCTGTTTGTTCAGCAGTCATAGTCAAGTCAGATGATGCCCACCAATCAGTTTCAGCAATCAAGCGATCACGTTCATTGCGATTACTTTCTGCTGCATCACTGTCAAGACGTGCTTGATATGCTGCTTCATGTTCTGCTTTAGTAGTTGTAACACCATCTTCTGTGGTGTCACTGAACATATCAGCTATTTCCCAAGCCTCAACCCAGTTGCCTAAGCTGTCCTGTACGACACCATTGCGGCGTACTGATTGATATGCACCAATACCTTCTGTAGGTTGAGGTGCACGTAGCACAGGGTCTACATTAAGTGCGTCAAACACGTTAGTGCTCCACACTTTAGGCATAGACATGTTAGGGTTTTCCTTGCGGAGTTGCCCCTGTGATTTAAGTTCGCCTGTTGTGCGATCACGATATTCAGTCATTAGTTGATACTCCTTTTATGACCTTGAGTTATGCTGCGATTGCATAGAAAATATAAGTTCTGCCGCTTAGGTTCATATCACCACCAGCACCTGCTGGCACGCTAAATCCCGCAGAATATGGATCTATTCTATCTTGTGAGCTACTTATTCCACCAGCACTTTCCATTTCAGTAAAGCTATCATTTCCAGATGCAATGCCATTGCCAAAAGCTGTATTATACATTTGCCACGACCCCGCATGAGAAGAACACTTGACCATTACCCAGCTTGCGCCATTGGAAAACCCGCAATCAACATTGATGTCAGAACCAGTACCCGTGTAAATACCCACCTTAGAGACACCAGCAAGTGTGGCAAAAAGATATGCAACATAATTTTCATTATTCGCATTTATATCTGGATCGGCAATAATAGAAAAAGTTGTATCTGTCGGTTGCGATGGAAAATATGCTTGACTTACCGCACCAGTAGTACTATTTAATAGTAGTCGTTGCGTTGTAGAGGTATTACCCGATCCCGTGGGTAAAGAAGATGTCCAAGACCGTGCATTATCACGACTTTTAATCCAAATTAATTCAGGGGCAACACCAAGACTATGAGATATAATATGGGGGTTTGCTCCGTTCCCGATGTAAGGAACGACATCAAAAAAATGAGGCGCACGTTTCCATGCTTGGTATCCAATTAAGTCAACTTGACTATTAATATCTGTTGCGGCCCCCACTTGGACATGATTTTGAGCCTCATTAAAATGCACGGCATCATTGTAACTATACGCTGTATTGCTATTGGTTGCGAATGTTCCACTGCCAAGCGCTCTTGTGGCTACATAATGATCCTTTGAACTTCCAGATGGCTTGATAATGCACATATCAGGAGAAAAGCCAAAACCAGCATTGCTGTTAGTTGTGGTATTGTTTGAGATATTATTTGGTTGCCATCTTGTGCTACCAGATGCAGATAAATTTTGACTTACATCAAATACATCAGATGCACTTTCTGGTATGGCAGTCCCACGGCGTATGGCAACATAAATATATGTACCGCTGTTCCATGTATCACTTATTTCTGTTCTAAACCCTGTCGCCGTTGGGTCTAGCCAATTTTCTGTGCTATTTTCAAAAGAAGTGGTGTTGGGGAACAAACGATTGTCAAACCTTGAGGTGAAACCGCTCATACTGTTAAAAATAACCCAGTTTCCATTACCTGAAGTTTTCTTAAACAATAACCATTGCGGCTCAAAACCTACATTAATTTCAGCTTCACTTCCTGTTCCTGAATAACTCCCACACTTGATAATGTCCTGATCCCCTGTAGGGCCGAAATTACCGTCACCATCGTTGTGGGCGAATAGGTAGGCTATATAAGTTCTACCAGAGATATTTAGGTTACTTCTTACAGTGAAGGATGACGTTGTAGGATGTGTATATGTCCAATAGTCGCTAGTAAAAGCGGATGTAGTGCTATGAAGCATAGCAACATAGTTTGCATCATTTGTACCATTGTTCATTCTGCGGTGATACACGTTCCAATCATTCGTACCGTTAGTCTGCTTAACGAGCATCATGCCGACAGTATGATCTAGGTTATGTGAAATCGTTCTGTCGCCAGTGCTGTCGCCGTTCCAAGTAACAATGTCAAAAAACTTGGGGGTTTTTCTAAATGTGAAAGCCACATGATCCTTGCCACTATTATTCTCTGACGTAACATTGCTTCCAACGGTAAATCCGCTAGTCGTGAAATTGGTTAAACCCTGACCACCACCTGCCGTAGCTTGCCCACCTGTGGTATTGCTGTGAATGTAATTTCTCACACCCCTAGTCGTGTCGTAAAGTGCATGGTTGTCAGAAAAATCTCTACCTTTCAGCCAAACCAGACCGCCTTCGGTACTCAAATCAATATTGTTAGTTATTGTTAATGAGGAGCCTGTTCCGTGATATAAATAGCTGCTGAATAATTCTTCTACGTTTGTACCACCACCACCTGCTGCAGACATCATTAACTTTTTAATGTTACTCATTCTATGTTATCCTAAGTCTAAACCTGCTGTAAAGCCATACCATGTAGTACCACCATCATGTGTGTAGAACACAAACTGATCTACTGCAGAGGCAGTGCTTGTAAGTTGAGGTACACCAGAGGCTGCATACTGATCTGCATTAGGCCAAATAATAGCACTAGGCCATGTTACAGTATAACCACTAGCACTTGCATCTTGTACAATCTTCAGTGAGAAACCATAAGCTGTACCACTTGCAGGTGGGTTGCTGATTGTAAATGTGGTGTTCTCCGTTAGTGTATGGCTGAATACGTTACCTGCTTCACAGTCAATCGTAGTTGCATTACTTGATGATGTTACAGCAGCAAATGTTTCATTGTAAGATGTTACCACAAGTTCGCCATCAATGTCAACATCACCTGTGTAACTTTCTAGTGCGAAGTCAGTAAGTTTACTATCAAGTTGTGTCTGGATGTTTGACGTTACACCGTCTACATAGTTAAGTTCTGTAGTACTCGCAGTAATACCATCAAGAGTGTTTAGTTCTGCAGTTGTTAAAGTTGCACCATCAAGGATGTTTAACTCCGTACCTGTTGCAGTTACTTCTGTGCTATCAAGAGTAAGACCTGTAGTAGTAATAGTTATGTTAGAAGAACCGTCAAAGTTAGCTGCACCTGATGTTACACCTGCAATAGTGATGGTACGTGCAGTTGTAAGTGTATCTGCCGTATTTGCAACAATAGAACCTGAACCTGTTAGAGTACCATCAACTGTAAGATTACCCGTAATTGTACCATTACCTGATACAGCTAAAGTTCCCACATTTGCAGTATCAATAGAGCCAGTATCAATGTAAGCAGTGCCATCAATATAGGCGTTACGCCACTCAGAACCAACGGCACCAAGATCGTAAGAGTCATCAACAGAAGGAATAAGACTTGAAGCAATATCCGCATTTACTGTCACCGTATCTGAAGCTGCATCACCAAGTGTTGTGTTACCGTTAACTGCAAGAGTACCTGTAAGTGTTGTGTTTGTTGATACAGATAGTGTACCTGTGATTGCAGTTGAACCTAAACTAACTGCACCTGTAGATGTAATAGAACCATCTAAGTTAAGATCACCTGCTAGATAAGCATCTTTATATTTCAGGCTAGATGTACCAAGGTCTACAGTGTTTGTAGTTTTAGGGCGTAGTACAGAGGCTGTAGCTACAACATCCTGTGTTGGTCCAATGACTTCAATAGGCGCACCTTCTGATGTAGTGCCATCGTGAGTATGGCCCGTACTAGCATTAAATGCTGTTTCAATAGCATTGAACTCGTTGTCAAGATCATCGGCATCAATAACATTACCGTTAGCAATATTATTACCTGTATCTGCTCTTACGTAACCTGTACCCATAAGCTTTCCTTACTTCCTATTGTTTTCAGCAAATTCAAGTATTGCTGTATCTAACAAAAATGCTGAATTAGAACTGTCATCTTCTATTCTTAGTGCCACTGTATTACCTGAACCTACAATGTTATTGTTAAATGATTGTGTACGAGGTTCTCCGTATGCAGTTGTACCATATACTGCTAAGTTATTACCGAAGAAACCACCGCCACCTGCGTCTGACACAATTGATATTGTTGCAGGTTGTATTTTGTTTTTATCATTTTGATTATATCTAAGATTACAGTCAATATTAATTGCACCAAATGGTTTAATATATAGATCAAGTTTATAAAATGTTTTACGTTTCTGTGGATCGGTAACTGGCATAAATGGTGATTCATATATAGCTACAACATTGTCACCATCACGGGATGTGCCACTTTCCATACGATACACATAACCGTCATTGTTTGAAAAGATTACATATTCGTTGTCACCAATGTATTGTGAGTCAGCAATATAAACTTTGTAGCCCTTTGTTTCAGCCCACTGAAAACCTGTACCACCTTGGTCAATAAACTTAGTAGCTAGTACACCCTTAGCAATGCCAACTTTTTCACCATTCACATAACCAAACATACGGTACTGTGCTTTACCACGAATTACTGTACTAGAAAAACTTCCTGCATAAGACTGAAGTTCATTTACAGTAGGGCGTATATTCTTTGATGCAACGTCAATACCAAAGTCACCAATACGTTCTGTTGAGCTTAGTGTACGTAGTCCGTCTGGACCAAGGAACATAATATCAGAACCAACTTCTTGAATTGTATCAGCACTTAAACAACCAAGGTCTTCTGTGATTGCACTAAGAGTAAAGTCAGCAGCACTGTTACCATTTAGTCGCATAATCTTATCACGACAAAATACAATCAATGAGTCACGATAAACTTTAAGGCCAGTAATCTCTGAGTTAAGACCAATGCTACCTGCACCATTAGCGGGATCAAAGTCTGTGTCTGAGTATGGTGCAGTAAAGACTAGTTCAGAACCATTACCAAAAAACAATGTACTCTTAAATAATTCTACTGTGCTTGCACCTTCAACTGCACTGTTACCTGTGCCACTGCCAGTTATATAAGTCATAGCCTGTGTGCTATCAGTGTAGTATGCGGGATAGTTTAAACCATCAACAAACACGATCTTTAAAGCATTGTTAAAGTTATAGCTTACGTGTCTTGCTTTAGTAAACCCAGTATCACTAGCAGTTACAAGAGATGACCAAGCAGGTGTAGCATCTGTTGTGTTAATTAAATAATATACACCACTACGTGCAGCAATAAAACGTTCTTCATCTGCATTTTCTACAACTGCTAATGCTTGTGTTACACCACTACCAGTTAACTGTGCATCATCTAGTTTAGTGTATCCTGCTACTTTACGGTACCCACCATCAAGTGACGGTTCAAAGTTTTGCAGAATAAATGCAGAGCCTACAGCATTCATACCCTGTTGCAATGGGCTAATGTTAGTAACCAAACCACCCGTAAACTGTACAGGGAATGTGGACCAAGCTGTAGTCATGTCTTATACTTTCAATAAACCAAATGTATTTGGATTGCTATACTTTACAGTAGAACGTACATACTCATATGTGTTAATTTGTAGACTACGCATATACTTAATGCCTTGTTCAAACTTTTGTTGAGACAGTTGAGCAGACTGATTGTCACCTCTAAATTGATAGGCATAATACATAGCCCCATCAGTAATTACATGTTTAAACTCTTGTGGTACTGTAGGTACATCATCATATAATTCTAACTCTACAGGATTACGATAATATTCATATACTAGTTCATAAGCTTTATCAGGTGTAGGAAATATAATAAATTCTTGACTAGGTGTTCTACTTACGTATCTTGGTTTACCACGTATACCTGTATCACTATTGTACTCATAGTCAGAATACTTGTCAAGATATTCTTGATATGTAATACTTTGCAATTTTGTAGTTGTGATATTTAAGCTACTATTACGTTTGATACGAAAACTATTCATGTCAATTGTTTTAGCATCATAAGGATACCCATAACGTGTGACACCTGCAGTTAGTATGTCTTCTTCTTCTACGTGATTCCAAGGCCAACCAAACTCTTCGTGATTGATGTGACGAATAGCAGAGTTAACTGAGTCTTTAGCTGTATTATAATAACCTGTAGCTGTAGCAAAGTTAGAACTTGTAAGCTCTACTTCATTGAGCCTACGGTTTACTTCATTTACAAGTCCAAGAAAGTTATATGCCATTATTTTTCCCTTACACGTAGGAATACAGTACGTTCAAATATTAATCCGTCAGAAGTGGTTATTGTGCAATACAGTCTATATTTAATATTATCTGTACCTAAACCCATACGTGCTGTTGCAACACTATCTGTGTTTGTTGCAGATACCAGTTGTATTCCATGTACTACTTGACCACTAGGAACTAATTCCGTTTTAACACCATCTGCATTATCAACCGACCACGTAACACTGTTAATAGTTGCAGGTGTAATAAAACGTGACCAATCAATGCTGTAATCAGCTAGTTCATCTGGGTCTTTGTTAGGCCACTTTAATGACATTATATATTCCTATTATGCTGCACGTACATGTGACATGTTTGTATTAGACGAAGCTGCCGCAATGTATATTGTACGTGGTCTACTGTAGTCAGCTTTAATTGACTCATAGTCAAACTGTACTGCGTTAATTGTTTCATCACCTACAGTAAACGTACCCTGTACACCCACTGGCAATACTACAGCTTGACAATCTGTTGTAACAGTATTTCCTGATACTGTACCTGCTACACCTTTACCTGCTAGACTGATGTTAGCATCCGACTCAACTACAACTTCGTCACCATCTACTAGAAGTGAGTCAGTGATAATCTCTAAGCCAAACCCTACAGGTTGGATAGTTGGGCCAAATCCTGCATCAACAGTAAGGTAAGCAAGGTTAGCTGCATTTACAATGTCTGTAGAAGCATTTGTACCATCAAAGTGTAGTAATGCTAATGTGTCATCATCTACTGCAAAGGCAGAGGTAGGTGGAGTAAAGCCTGTTCCAGTATATTTTGCTACATCAGAAAGTCTTACTTCGTCAATGTAACCATCAAAATCACCAAAACCATTTTTACCTACAGTAAAAGTACCATTGTCTGGGCGGTTAGCAGTAGAACCTGATTCCTCTAATGTTCCGTTAATGTATAGTCTATGAACGTTTCCTTCACGTTCAACCGTAATCATAGTCCAGACATTTGCAGAAACTCTGGTATCAGAAATAAAGAGAGTCGTTGATCCTGCAACAGTACCTTGGACTTGATCTCCTATTAAATAAACACTTAATAGAGAACTTGTACCAGACTGAAATAGTCCTTTATAACCTGTAACGTTGTCAGGTCTAATCCACATATCTACTGTGAAATCACCTGAACTTAAATCAATGTTACTATCAGACTCTACATAATCATCTGTTCCATCTAACAGTAATGATGCAGTGCCAAACTTTTGTTGTGCTGTAGAAAGTTGTGCATCACCCTCTGCTGTAAATGTTGAGAATGAGTTAGAGCTAGTTATATTACCTGTAGCAGATACGCCAGTAATAGTAGGTGTAGTACCAACGCCTAAGATAAATGTTAGGCCATCATCTGCTGCACCTGTACCTGTTACACCTGTTGGTGCAACTACTGCTTCTGCTGCCGCTGTTGCACTACCTGCTGCACCGTTAGCTTGTACACCTGTAAGATCAACATTTGTACGTGAGCTAACATTTGGTGTGCCTATAGCACCTGTACCTGCTACACCTGTAAGGCTAAAGGAAGCATCGGCCTGTTCATAGCTTTCACCAAAGGTAGCTACGGAGAAAGGATTAGTAGAGTAGGCCATAAGTTACTCCTTATGCCGCTGCGTCTACGGATTGAACGCCGTACCAATTGCCACCACCGTCCCTTGTCCAGAACACATAAATGTCAATTTCACCACTTGCTGGTGCATCAGGCGCAGTGCCGCCAGCCCATTTAACTGATGTAGGCCAAGTGATTGTGCCGCCGTTGCCTGTTATTTGCAGAATAAATGCAGTAGAATACCCTGATGTTGGGCTTGTAAATGTAAAAGTGCTGTTGGCATTCATTACACAAGCAAAAGCACCCGCACTATTGACGTTACAAGTAAAGCTACTTCCGACACCTAAGTCATTATAGTCCTCACGGAAACTACCATCGTTAGTGAACACACCGTCATAGGTTATTCTTAGCTTTTCTGTGATGTTTCCTTCGCCATTGTTAAAGGCAGTGTCAACATTATCAGTAACCTTAAAGACCAAAGCAGCAGGGGCATAGGTAAGTGCTGTACGATCAACTGAAATATCAGCCATAACACCAGCTTCAGTTTCATTCCACCAAACTATTCGTTGAGATTGTATGCCAGTGGCAGCACTAGGTGCAATGAATTTTAGATCATCGTCTTTTAATATGTGTGTGTGATCGCCAACACTAATATGACCTGTGTCATATATTGCGTTAGCATTCATATCAATAGCAGTATCAAAGTATGTAAGTGTGCCTCTGACGTAGTTAGTACTACCGTTTGCATAGTTCCAATGTGTATTGGAGCCGTTTCCATTTATGATTGTTAATTCATTATCAACAGTTAAAGAGCCTGTCATTGTGTCATTGGTATCACTACGCAAGAACTGCGAACTGTCTATGCTATCAAGTAGCTGAGAGTTTGCTGCCGTACCCGATGTGCTTAACTTACCATCAAGTGCAGACTGCAAGCCATCTACGTTTGATATAACGTGGTTGTGGCTATCATCTGCAACAGTTGCTGTGATACTTACATTACCACCACCATTAAAGCTAGTGCTTCCTGATACATCACCTGTAAGACTAATTGTACGTGAAGTAGCTAATGCTGTAGCTGTACTTGCGTTACCACTAAGAGCAGCAGTAATAGTACCTGCACTAAAGTTACCTGATGCATCACGAGCTACAACTTTGGATGCTGTGTTATTAGGTGTAGCATCTACGCCAATCGTAAGAGCAGCACCTTCGGAACCTGCAGCACCACCTGTAATGTAGTTGCCTGAAGCCACAGACGTTACGTAGTTACCTGTAGTGTCAGTACCTAGTGCTACAGAATCAGCAGCAATAGTAGTTGCAATAGTTGCGTTACCTGTACCATCTACACCTGTAACGCTACCAGTGACATCACCTGTCAAGCTGATAGTACGACCTGTTTCCCAAGCTGTTGCAGTAGCTGCATTGCCTGTTGTGTCTTGGTTACCTGTAGTGTTAACACCTGGTAGGTTAATACTTGCTGTACCATCAAATGATACACCGCCAATGTTACGAGCAGTCTGTAGGGCGGTAGCTGTAGAAGCATTACCTGTGACTGCACCAGTAACGTTACCTGTGACATCACCTGTTAGGTCTGCTGTTACAGTGTTAAATGTCACATCAGAGCTTGTTTCTACAGCCTGACCAATATTAATACCAGAGCCATCTACAGTAACACCTGTACCTGCATCCGCAGAAAAGACAGTACCTGTTAGTGTAATACCGTTACCTGCACTGTATACAGCAGTAGCTGCAACTTGTGTAAATGTAATATTAGTTGTACCAAAGGTAATAGTACCTTCAGTGTTCATCACATATAATTCACCTGCACCTGCCGCACCTTCTAGTACGAAGAATGCGTCACCTTTACCAAACGAGTTAGGGTCAGATGGGGCATAGCTATCTGTGTCTGTAGAACGGGTTAGTACCCAGTTAGTGCTTGCAGAACCTGTGTTAGTTACAGTGTATACACCGTTCTGTGTAGCATCTGTTTGTTCATAAATAAGTACACGGTCATTTGTGCTTAGTGTAACACCATCAATGACTAGTGCAGCTTGTGTGCTGTTGTTAGTAAGTGTAGCACCTACACCTGCAGTACCATTATCGTAATCAGCACTTAGGTTACCTTCACGCTCAACACGTACTGGATCGTGGTAGTGCAAACCTGCAGCAGCAATTGTGTCTACGTACTCTTTTGTCGCAGCTTGTAATGCAGTCTGTGGATCACGATTAAGCTCAAGATCACCATCAGCATTAAAGAATGCAGCTTTACCTGCAGGTTGTGAAATAAACACTTCAGCTTGTGCAGTAAGGTTAACGGCACTTCCTGAGTTAGAACTTGCTAATACGGTAGTACGAGCTAGGAGTGATGAACCTTCTGTCCATGTTCCTAGCCCGACTTCCCAGTTATTAGTGCTAGGCTCAAAGATACTGTAGTAAGTAGTATCACCGTCAGACAAAGCAGCAGCAAAAGTCTGGAAGCCATCTACTGTACCATTCAGGGTAAGCGTACCTGTACCTGTAGTGGTAGTTGTTTGTTTTACTCTGTCTTTAATTACGAGAGCCATAGTCTATGCTCCTATTAAGCGATACGAATGATAGCGTTTGATGCGTCTGCAGTTGGGAACTGGATAGTATAGTCACCGTTTGTAGATGTTTGTGTTCCACCAAAATCAATCACTGCGATTGCTTTGTTTGAAGCAGATGCATTGTAAAGAATACAACCGTCTGCAGAAATAGTTGAAGAGGTAAATACCTCATCGTCAATATCAACGATAGCTGTTGTGCCATCTACTGATATAGTAACGTTGTCTAGTAATTGTCCACCTGCTGAATAACCTGTACCTGTAGCTTCGTCAGAGTTACCTGTTACATCAGAGTAGTTAGTAGTAGTTGCGTCATATGTGCCTGTAGGAGAGGCTTTAATCAGGGCCAAATAAATATTATGGGTATCCAAATCATGAGTACCACCCAAAAGTTCTGATTTAAAGCTCGTACACATTGCTGTTGTGATAGCCATTTTTTGGAGTCCTTCCGTTAGATAAGCTTAGAGGGGCCATTAAATAACAGCCCCTCAGAGTATTTTAATTATGCAAGTGTGTCACGGTCAACTTCTGCTGCGCCACGAGTTGCCTCGTTAACGTCAACAACAATTGCCCACACTCGTGCAGTAGCTGCTGCAGGTGACCCAGTAATAGCTGCAACTGCATCAATTGTATCTTCTGATGCAATAACTGCTTGAGTTTGAGTACCATACACAAACGTACCTGCCGCCGCCGCATCTATAGATGTAGCAGCCATAAAGGTTGTAGTTTCATCATTAATTGCAACGGTATAAGCAGATACATCGTCAATAGCATCAATCAATTCAACACCTGCTGCAAGAACAAGTGTACCTGCTCCTACAGTTGGTCCTGCAACTCGGCCTGATGCTGTTGGAAGTTCAATTTCCTTCTCAACCATGTATGCTTTTGACAACAAAGAAGTAGATTTACCCATTGTTCAATCCTCCCTTACGCCAAGTTATATGCTGCAGTAACGATTGCTTCTGGGCGAAGAATCTTGCGACCGTATAGGTGCATACCACGAACAATATCTGCAAATGAGTCAGGGTCACGATATGTTTCAGTTTTGTTGATCTGCTCTGCAGTTGCAACGGCTGAATCATGACCTGCTACGATAACACCAAAGTTAGAAGCGTTTGAGCCACCAACAGTTGATGAACCTGTACCTAGTGAAGGTAGGTTGTTTGAAGTGTAAACACGGAAGCCGTGTAGGTTTGACACTGACAACCCGTTCTGTAGTCCTGAACCACCGAAGTCGGCGTTCAATAGACGTGAATCTTCGTCTTTCAAGACTTCCATGAATACTGGGTCCACAACGATCCAACGACCTTGTGTATCAACATTCTGTTGGTCCATCAAACGAGACATACGTGCAAGAATTTGCAACGGGAATGCGTTACCTGCAGTTGCAGATTTCGCAGCAGTAGCACCACCTGCACGAGGCTCAATACCAATTGAACTGTTGGCTGAACCTGCAGTACCTGATGTGTTTGTAAAGTCAGATGCGTCTAGTGACATAGAAGCCAATAGTTCCGCACCAACTAGGTTAGCACCATCAGAAGCAGTATCAATAGCCTTTGTGCCGTTTACAGTAGTGTTAACTGTGCTTGCATTTGCATGAAGCGCAGCTTGTGCAAAACCAGATAGGTATCCAAGAACTTCTTGGTCCATTTGGTCTGCCAAACGATATGCCGCACGATCAGATGCCAAGCTTTGGAAATTGACGTGACTATGAGCTTCCTCAATGTCGTCCACTTTGAACGCAAAGTAGTTAGCTTTGTCAATGGTCAATGAGAAATCCTCATCATCCAAATCTTGTGGTGTGATCTGTGTACCACGATCGTATTGTTTCACGGTGATCTCAGGTTCTTTAATGATTTTAACTGAATCACCCATGTTTGCAATCTCTCCGAAATAATCAGAGTTTGTGATTGCTTCAACAACAGATGCCTTGCGGAATGCAAGTTGCACCTGTTTGGAATAGATTACTGGACTAAAATTACCATTGGGTAAATTGCCGTAACCCGATGCTGATGGAAATGCCATAACATTTTCTCCTTAAAGCATAAACAGATGCTAAACACACAGAGTACTATATAGGAGGCTAATCGTTTATGGGTGCGTAGAATATAACACTTGGCCTTTGTGCTACAACTACGGGCCATACGTATTAGGTAAGTCCGTAAGGTCTGTTGTTTGCGTGGGGAATATACGTCAGTATGGGTGTCCTATTGGGGCCACACTAACATATGATACATATAGTTATATCATAAATAACTATAATGTCAATACTTTTTACCTAGCTGAACCAGATAAATCGTAAATAAAGTTTCCAGTGCGAATAGATTCCATGATCTCATCAGATCGTTTTTCGTATTCTTGTGGAGACATCTTCTGTACCTCAGACTCTTTGATAGCCATTCCCGAAGTATCTGACTGAGGTTTGCTACGTTGATTCCGTGTTTCCACAGAACGTGCAGCATCTTTTGATGTGGATTTAGTTTTTTTAATACCACGATCAGATTTGTACAGATCAATTGCACGAGCAGCAGAACGTGCGTCATTGTCATTTTCATACAATGCATCTTGTACCCATTTAGGTTGTTCCTCTGCCCAATCATGAAAGTCATCACTATCACGAATAGTGTCAAAGTCTGGGTGCAAACGCATTAACTCTGCTTCAGCTTTTTCACGTGCTGCAGTCTCACGCATTTCGTCTACTGCTTTTACACGATCTTCCAAATCTGCAGCTTGTTCTTTTGCCTTTTTAATTGCAATAGTTTCAACAATTGCTGCTACATCTGGATACTTAGTTGCCCAAGCTTCAATGTCTTCGTCTGACTTAGGTAGTCGGATTTCTTGTTTTGTTGCTTGGTTAAGCTGTTGCTCAAGTGCCTTAATACGATCTTCGTATTCTTTTTCTTTTGTTTGCTGATGTCGGCGTAGATCACCATAACGTTTCTTAAAGCTACGTTCTTCAGCATTTGCAGGTTCAGCTTCTTGTGGTTCTTGTTCCACTGCTTCACCTTTTTGTTCAGCTATTAGCTGTTCAAGTTCTTCTTCTTCTTTTTGGATTCGTTCTTCGTTTGTATATTTACGATTGGCAAAAGCCACTTTCTTTTGAGGCTGCATTTCTTCAGCCATAATTGTATCTGACATTATCTGTCCTTTTTACTAGGGCCACCGTAGCCTGTTGGTAGGGGGATGGGTAGCTAGTCATATTGGTGGTTATTATTTTTTACGGCTTGCAAGTCCACCTTTTTTGAAGCCTGTCTTAATACCCTTGGATTGCTGTTCAAGTTTTTCTTTAATTTTAGCACCTTCGGATTTTATTTTATCTACTTCAGCTTGTGATGCTCCACCTGCTTTTGCTTTAGAAGCAACTTCTGCAGTTTTTTGATCTGCAGTTTTTAAAGATTCAGTTGCTTTTTCTTGCATTGTTTTTTGCATTTTATCTGCAAAACTTGGGCCATCGTCGTCTTTATCTTTTCTTGGCTTACGTCTTTGCTGTCCTGGTTGATACGCAGTAGGTGCAGGAGTTGTAGGTGCAGATGGTTCATCATCACGTCCTCTGCCTCTACTTGATGATTGTGCTAGTTTATTTGTTAACTCTTCAAGTGTAGTACGGGGATCAAGTTTTTCATACACACTACGTCCAGTAATAGAAATAGGACTGCGTAAATTTCCTATATAATCTTGTACCTGTTGTGTTACAGTTGATGTAGTAGACATTTCAGGTGTATATGCTTCTACTGCTAATGGACCAAATGCTGCTTTTGTCTGATAGTCTGTAATAGTAGGTGTTTGAGTACCTTCTTCTTGTTGTTTGGCTTTTCTGGCTGCTTGCTCTGCGTTATCAAAACCCCTAAAATTATTATAGAAAAGTTCATCGTTTTGAGCCAGAACTTCCCCTTCATTAAAATCTGACGTAGCATTTGTTTCAAGTGCTGTGCCTGTAGTTTCACGAATACGTGCACCTTGTTCTGCCATGTCTCGTATCTCTGTTGGAGATGGTGGTGTTTTAGGTGCTGATATAGGAGCTTGATCTTCAAACGGTATAGTTTCAACAGTTTCTGGTGCTACAGGTGCAACTGGTGTAGCAGGACCAACTTCTAGTTGTTCTCCAGATTCAGGAATAGCCTTTACTGCCTCTAATATTTCTTCACCCGATTTAGGTTCTAGGTTACCAAACGAAAATGCTCCCTTTGGTACATCATCATCAGGTGAACCTAATTTGTAACCTTTAGCAGCAAGTTCATTTAAAACTTTTTGTTGTGTGTTTGTAGTTTTATCGTCAGGTTCATCTGGGTCTTGTGTAGCACCAAGACCTGCTCCTACTTTAGCAGTTACTTTTTCTGCTTTAGATAAACCAAGAGCATCTGTAACTGTTCCTGTAATTTCATCAATTACTTTAGCAAGTATACCTTTACCTTCATCTGTTGTCAAACGTGTTTTTATTTTTTCTAGTGCATCTAACTGCCCTTTAATAGGTGTCTTACGTGCTTGTGCAATTTTTTCGTCAAGCATGTCTACAATTTGTTTCTTTTGTTGTTTACTAGCAAGAGCAAGCATACCACCTAATAATGGATTAATTGCAACACCGATACCTGCAGCTACATTCCCATACGTGCTTGCTTTCTCTGCCTCTTTGATCCACATGTCTAGTGCTTTACCATCAGTGGCTGATGTGTCCATTCCAAAGCCACCCGCTTTCTGGAACTCTGACGGTTCTGGTGGTGGTGTTCTATCATCGTCACCACTATCAACTGGCGCAGCTTCTGCTTCAGTCTCTGTAGGCATTTGACCTGCAGGGAAATATCCCGCAGGAATTGGGTATACTGGCTCACCACCCAAGAATGGGATAAACAGGCTATCACCTGCTTCGTTTTTATATTCACGTACATCTTGATCTGACGGATCAAACATAGGTGTTACGAAAGTACCTTGTTGAGCATGGATGACACCACCCCGTGCTTTCTTCTGTGGCTCTTCCTCTTCTTCTTCACCCTCAATAATAATCAAGTCCATCATACCAAATGGCATATCATCAGGCAGTACAGCTTCATCACCATTACCCATCTGACCCATAGCTTCCATCTGTTTCAAGCCTTGCTTGGCATCTTGACGAATACGCATTAAGTTTTCAAGACCAATGTAACGTACTACGTCTGCAGGAAAAACAAACTCACCTTCACTGAGCATGGCAGGAATATCGTCACGTACCTCTTTACGTGTACTACCTACAGGTACTTCATTGCCCGATTCTTCATCAACCATGCCACCTTCATCACGAAGGCCACCGTCTTCAAAGAGTTCCATTTGTTTTTCTAGCATGGGAGTACCACCTTTATTAAGTCTTTTTCCAGAAAAATAATTTATAAACTCTTCTCTAGTAGGATTTTTTTCATTAAGAAAATTTAATATTTCTTTTGAGGTTGCCTTTGAAGGAATAGGCTCTGCTGCAGATTTATTTTTTTCAAACATATATTCTATTTGAGGCATAGATAATTCTTTACCGTCTTTAAATGTAATTATATTTACTTCTTTACCATCGTATTCTTTGGAAGACAAATCCCAAGAAGGTTCCATTTCTTTATAGATACCTTTTTTCATTTCAGGTTCTTCTAAACTATGACTACGATCTCTAAAAAGTTCCATTTGTTCTTCCATAGTAATTTCCTTATTGAGATTTTAATACTTCATCTCGTAGTAACTTCAGCCTACGTAACTGATAGATAGCACCCTGTGCTCTATGAACTGCAACAAGTTCACTAGTTTGTTCCATTGCACGATGCTGTTGTGCAATTATTGTGTCTATGTAGTCTTCAAACTTAGCCCATTGGGCTTGGTTGCTGACCAGACCCTTGAGCTTGTTGAGGTGCTCCCTGTCCTGCATTACCACTAAATCCTTGTTCTTGCGGTGTTGGTGCTTGGCCTACGCCAATGTTACCGCCACCTGCTCCCGATGTATCCATTGGGTTTGCCCCTGCAGGTGCAGGTGCTCCCTCTGGCGTTGGCTGTTGTGCTTGCATACCTTTCATAAGTTCTGCTTGCAATGCAGCCTCGTCCATATTGTTAGTTACTTTGTCGGGATCAAGGTCAAGAGACTTTGCAATCTCACGAATAATGTATTGGAACTTAGCAAACGGTGCAAGTGCAGGGTTGGATGATACTTGCAAGAATTGCATTAGTCGTTGACTACGTACTTCGTTAGCCATCAGACTTTCAGTTCCACGTGCTTTAACTTCTAGGTCACCACGCATTTCTGGATCAAAGTCAAACTGCATATTAAAGCGGAATAGACCTTCGCCCATTGGACGTAGTAAGTAGTCGTCAATGTTTTTTATTACATTTTTGATACCGCCACTGGCAGCACCCATTAGCATACTGATACCACTAGCTGTACGGCCTACACCTGACACACCAGTTTGCCCGTGTGCAAATGATGGGAAACCTGTGGATTCATCAGCTAGTACTCGTGCCTTGTCAAATAGTTGTAAGTTCTCACCTGCAACATTCGGGAACTTAGTGCCAAAGATAGCTTGTCCTGGTGCACCACCTTGTCTACGGAATACTTTGCCTGGGTATACTGATAAGTCTTGGCCTGGAACTAGGTTAGTTTCATCAACCTCAATCAATAGGTTACCAGATAATACAGCAT